CAGCAAAAAGTAAAGCCGTTGTTTGAAGCGTGTAATGTGCTTGTTAATCAGTTTTATAATGAGCCAACTACTGAACGTGAGCAAGATGTAGGTGATGCGGAAGAAGAGCATGTAAGGAGAATTAAAAGCGGGCTTATACATGGCTTTATAGATCAGAGTCTTGCTAATATGCTAGATAGAGCTCCGACTTTTCAATGTTATCCTGAGACTCGTGAAGCCGCGCAGAAGATAAATCCGGAAGATCCGCATGGTCCGAACTTGGCATCTGGTGTGGCTAAGATTGCTAATTACCGTTATAGGGAAACTAATCAATTAAGAGTTGATGAGCGTTGTGCGTTAGATGCTTTCTTATTTCCTTATGGGGTTGCTAAGATTGGGTTTGAGCTTGATGTAGATGCAGTCGAGCAAGAGATGATGCAAGAAATGACTGTTCTTGATATGGAAGATCCTACAGAAGAGAATGTTTTCTTAAAGGGTGGGATTCCTGTAAAGGTCAGTGAGGGGCAAGATCATCTTATTCATATTGAGTTACACCAAGCGGAATTGAAGTTTCTGCTACAAGATATTGATGACAATGATTTGAGGGCTCTTGTAAAAGAGTCTTTCATGGATCATATAAAACTTCATAAGTTATTCCATGACAGGCCTGCTCCCAGTGCTAATACTAATGTGCATAGAGGTTCTCCGTACGCTGTACGTTGGCAGCCTGATATGTTCCTTACAGATGCGTTTAGTCTTGAGGGGCCAATGGATGCGCGGTGGATAGCTTTCGGTTGGGAGCTTCCGATAGAAGAAGTAAAGTCTAATCCCGCTTACTCTAATGTTGATAGCTTAGAGCCGAGTAGGTATAAAGATGCTCCTGATAAAGAAGCGGATCTGGACTCTGATGGGTTTGATGTAGTTAGAGGTTGGGAAATATGGGCAAAGAACTTTCCAGTAGGAAAAGGCAAGTTTCGCAATTTGTTTCTTACTATAGCTGAAGGTAGCGAAAAGTTTTTACAGTATGAAGAAGAGTGGCCATATGATAGGCTTGATAATTATCCAGTAGAGACTATAAGTTTTCAAACTGGTGTTAGGCAATGGTTTCATAAGCCGCCTTTGCTTATGGCTGGTGGTGATACTGTGCAGGCATTGACTAATGAGATCATGGATTCTTTCCTTTATACTATCAGGAAGCAAAAGAATATATGGCTTGTTGATCCTGCGGCAGGCATAGATAGAGATATCCTTCAAGATATCTTAGATGCGCCTGATGGATCTATAGTGGAAGTTCCAGGTCTTGGGGAACAAGGGTCTAATGCGATTATTCCTCTTCCATTTCTTTCTGTGCCTTCTGATAAGAGTGGGATGTTAAATCTTCTTCAGCAGATGTTTGATAGGAGTGCAGGTACTCCACAGCCCGTTCAGATGGGAACTAATGAAACGGCGACTGAAGCTTCTATTATGGAGAGGAAAAATACGTCCAGGGAAAACAGGCGGTCAGCCCTGGTGTCTGAGTTTCAAGTTCGTAAAGCTCGTAAGATGTTTCAGCTTGATTCGCAGTTTAGACCAGATAAATTATTCTTGTTAGATAAAAACGCAGAGTCGTTTATTAGTCTTAGTAAGGAATTAGTGAAGGGTGAGTATCTTTTCACTATGGATGTTTCCAGCCAGTCTACTGCCTTGGCTGTTGAGCGTAGTCAGTATATGGATCTGTTGAACTTGTTTGCAGGTCTTACACCTATTCTTACTCAGACTTATGGGATACCACCGAACTTGCCAGAGTTGGCGCGGAGATTATTAGTAAAAGGCTTCAATGAAAAAGATGTTGAAGATATTCTACCTATGCTTGAAAAGCAAATGCAAGAGTCCCAAGCTCAAATACAAGCTCAAGCAGCTGCAACGCAAGGGGAAGGTGGAACCTCTGAATTTAGCGATCCTCAAGCGCAAGCACTACAGGAAGCAGTCTTAGCAGGTAGATCTGCAAATACAGGGGTTGGTCCTTTAGACGCAGATAACTTTAATAGAAATATGCCTAGCGAAGGTCAGCAGGCAGGAGAAACGGTGACTATATAATGGCTATGGCGTACGGTGGTACAGCGAAAGTTTCTGATGCAGCAAAAAGAGCTATGGTTTCAGATGATCCTAAAGCGAGAGCTGAAGTAGAGGAAGAACGTAATCAGAAATTTGATGTTTGGGATCAGATTGGTTTAGCGGCTGATATGCTTCCTGGTGGAGCGATAGCAGCAGGTGGGGCTAAAGCTGCAGCAGCGGGTGGACGTAATATATACAAGATGATTAATGACTCAATTAAAGGTTTTAAAGCTGGTGGGGATAAATCAGCTAAGGATGCAGTTCTTAATTGGGTATCATCTACTGATTTGACTATACTTACTGATGCTATGAATTATCTTGATGGTTTGAGTGGAAAAGCATTAGATGAAGTAGAGCCTGTTAGGAAAGCTATTAATGATGTTTATAATCAGTTCTCCGCACCTAAAGGTGGATTTTCTTTGGGAGCTAAGCCTGCAGGTAGTTCTGATACAAGTACTGCTCTTGAGTATGTTCAGGACTTGAAAGCTAAAGCTAAAATTCCTAAAGCTACTGAAGAAATTATGGCAACTAAGGATCTTCCTGCATCGACTAGGATGAGTAGAGATATGCCTCCGCCTTCTGGTAGGAATAGAGTTGATCAGGGGAAAGTAGATTATTTGGCAGAAGAGGTTGAGAATCTTAAGACTATGACTGATGATGAATTAGTAGATTCTCTTTCTTCATCCCATGATGCTCTTCTAGCTGATATGGGGACATCACCTAAAGATATTGCTTGGTGGAGACGCTTGGTAGATGATGAAATAAAAAGGCGTAATCGGCTGGGAGACTGGAATCCTTAAGATGCCAGGCTATGCACAGCCGGACTTGCAATGGAACTCAGCAATGAGTGCTACTGAGATGTATCCGGCTCATCCGAAGAGAAAGCGTAGACGCCGCAGGAGAAGGCGTAATAAGATTAAAGGTATTGTAGTGCCTCCAATGACTTCTAATATTATATCTGGAAAGCCAAATGACTCAAGTAAGTATTAATTCTAATACTCGCAATGTTGTAGGCGATGATAGAGTTTTGTTTCTTAAGCAGTTAGAAGAACAAGACCCTAATGGGTTTAAGGCTCTTAATAGTCTTGTATTTGATCTTAATGATGCTCAAGAGTATGTTGATAATCAGCCTGTTAAAGATCTTACAAATAAGAAAGATCCAGGGCAATCAGATACAAATTTAAGTGGAGGTATTACTCCATCTTTCTCTGGGGGTAGTGGCGTATCAGCGGGATCTGGTAGGAATCTTCTTCTTGATTTCTTTTTTAAGACTCCGCAAGGCTTGGCTATGGGAGTAGAAGATCTGGTTAGTCTGACTGGTATAGCTAACGAGTTTCTTACTATGAGTCCTTCTCAGCGCTATGGGTATCAAGGTCAAGCGTGGCATAATAAGTATACTAAGCCAGCGGTTGAAGCTGTTAAGAAATTAGCCCCCGTAGCCGCTAAAGGCTATATGTCGTATCTTAGCCCTTCGGTTGAGAATCTGCCTGAACGCGCAGAGTTTGGTGGTTTGGTAAGTGATATTGCTTCAGGTATTAAAGAAGGGGTTCATGAGCGTGGGGCAGCATCTTTAGTAGAGCCTCTTGATCTTGCCTTTCCTATTGCCGGTAAGACTTCTAGAGTTCTTAGTGGTAAGAGTACTGCTTTGTCTCCTAGTGAGCTTAGTAAGCATTATTGGAATGATACTCCAGATGTAGTGAATAGGCGTGTAAGAGAACGTGCTGCTAGGAGAGAAGATCTTTTTTATGAACAGCAAATAGAGGAAGATTTTTATAACAGATTTGAAGCTCTTAATGCTGAGATGGATGCTGGCGGCAGAAAAGATGATTATTTTATGACATCTTTAGATGAAGAGTTAGAATGGACAGGAAGTAGGCCATTAAAAGATGTTCGAGATGATCTAGATAATACTTATACTGAGTGGTGGGAGCACTTAGGAGCTAGAGGTACTGGGACAGAGAAAAGCTCTCACAGGCTTATTCCCTCCCGTATGCCCAGGCCTATAGGGGAATTGGCTAAAGAGAGTCTTTTTAAGCAAATGCCTGAAGGGTATAGAAGTTACTATGAAGATAATGCTCGGTATAAAGAGTTGGATGATGAGCAAATACGCCTTATAAGCATGCCTTATGCTAGAACTGCTTTATTCGCTACTACTAAAATTGATCGGTCTCATGTAAAAAAGTTAGACTCTATACAAAATGAAATGGTTACGTTGGGTCAGCGTATAAGTGAGTACCCAGAGAGTTTTAGAAATATAGAAGCAGTAGAGAGTAGACTGCAAGTGATCAATGCTAAGATATGGGATGCGGAAAATGAGCTAGCAGATCTTCAAATTCGTAATAATCCAGAAGATAACACTTCTATTGATAATATTCAAGCTGTTATTACTGGATTAGAATTAGATCGTAACGATCTTTTACAACAGAAGCTTGCATTCCCCGAAATACAAAAAGAAGTATTAGCAAGAATAGAAGAGCTCGGCACTTATGATAAAGAGACTCTTGCTGTAATTGATAGGGCTCTTGATCAAGGATTTTACGCTGTAGGTTATCATGCTTCAAAGGGTGATATAAGATTTTTTGACGAGGATTTAAGACAAAAGGGAACTGGGGGAGGTGACTCAAGAGATGGTTTTTTCTTTGCGTCAAATCCTACAACATCTAATGCTGGATTGTATACACAGTCTACACTTCGTGGTGAATTATTAGACCGTAGATCTGATGTTAAGTATTGGCTAGAGGATCTTGATCAGCAGGCTACAGATGCTAAAGCTAAAAAAGGTGATATTAAAAGAGATATTCAAAAAACTTTACTGAATAATTATTTAGAAGATATTGATTATACTAATCTTGATAAGAGTACTAGAAATATAGGAGATTTTCTTGCTAGGGATCTTGAAACACAGGCGAATATTAGAGATAAAGTAGATGATATAACAACTTATAGAAAAGCGTTTGACTGGCCTAAAAATGTTGATCAAGTTGAACAGACTCTTCATTCGTTTTTTCGATTGTTTAGAACTGATAGAAAGCCAAAACCTCAGTCATACACAGAAGTAGAATTAGGAAAACTTGGCTTAACTCATGATGATGTGCATGAAGAAATAGTATTTACTATAAGTGATGATGTGCTAGAAAATAAGTTTCCTGGGTTTGAGGATTCTGGCCCAATGTCAATGAAAGGTATGATGTACATACCTTCAGATAAGTATGACTATGGTATGTGGGTTGGAGGAAAAGAAATAGAGATTCCAGAAAAAGTTATAACAACTATGGAGTCTCTAGACTGGCTAGGCTTTGATAATCCTATAGAGGCTTTAACAATAGCTTTTGATATGAGGCATACAAGGCTTAATAGATCAGTTATATATGATTATGATTTGAAGCCTGCTCAGTTTCCAGGTAGTGTTTCAGATGAAACAGTAGAAAGTTTAAAAAAATTAGCTATTAGCTTTTCTAATACTAGTGTTAAGTTAAAAGACATAAGACATTTAAGAACTAAAGGTACGGATATTGAGAGTGTACCTTTGTCTAAAGGTTTAAAAAATGTTTTTCCTCGTCAGGGAAGCTTAAGTGAGCACAGAAATATTTCAGTTATAACTCCTTGGAGAAGTCGCATTCGTCCTGATGATCAGTATGCTATTAATGCACAGAATGTAGCTATTAGAACAGGTGAATATCCTGATTGGTATAAGCCGGATCCTCCAAGGGGCTTTCAGCCTTTTACTAGTGATCAAATAAAAGATAACTTAAATTATTTTATAAACGAGATGGATGCGTACAGGGCATTACCTAATAGATCTCCTGTAGATTTTGAAGGAGTTCCTATTTTTAATGAACAGGTAGATGGTACAATAACTCCTTTATCTTTGCTTAAGTTTAAAGATACAAATGAAGATTTTGTTGAGAAACTTAATGCCTGGAGAGTTTTACCTCCTGAGCAAAAAGATAAATTTGCAGATTTATTAGCTGCCCAATATAATGAGTCTGCAAAAGTTACAATGGGTATAGATAATCAATTAGAGGATGAATTTATATATGCTTTAAAAATTGGTTTGCAAGGTAAAGCTCTTCCCGATATGCCCTCGTATAAAGATGCAGATGGTTTAGTAACTGCTGCGTGGAAAAACTCTATACATCCCTTTGTTGTTCAATCTCGTAAAGGTTATGTACCTCCTGAGTTATTAGTTTCGTATAAGGAATCTATACAATCTACAGATCATATAAATCGTAGTCGTATTTGGGCTGAAGTTAATGCTGGAACTAATACTACTAAGGCTAGACTTCATATTGAAGACCCGTATATTTTAGATATGAAGGGTGGCGATTATGACCAGCAGCAGTATAAAAATGCTATATCTGCAGCTAAACGAGCTGGAAATGATGCTGTTATAGTTAGAAATGTAACAGATGGTGGTAATGCTGCAGGAGATGTTTATATAGTTTTTAAGAGTGATCAAATACGTTCAGCGACTGCTATGTATGATCCTCGTGATGCTCCAGTTCGCAAGGGTATTTTAAAAGAGTATGATGCTAAGTATAAGAAATTATGGGATGAACATAAAGCACTTATGAGAAAAGCTCTTGAATTAAATAGTCAAAGGATAGCCGCAGAAAAACACTTTTCGTCTGTCCCTGGACTTCCTGATTATACTCGAAAGATGGATGGCCTTTCACATCATTTATCAGTTATAGATTCAAAATTTAAATCTTTAAATTCTGAGTTAAGAGCAAATGGTAATGCGCGTTTTGAGATGTATGGTTTAAAGAGTGGTATCGCGCCAAATGATCTTGATATACTTGTACTTGAAAGAGTAAAAAAATATCAGGAATTAGATAAGCTAAAAGAAGAAATTAGATTAGCTCAAAGTGAAATGAAGTCTGGTCCATTCTCTGGTATTTTTGATTCTGATGAGATGGTATCTGAACATGACATTAAACTTAAAGCACTTCAGGAAAATGTACAATCATATATAGAATTAAAAAGTGAATTAGGCTTAGCAGACGGACCTATGATAGGATTTGAAAGTGCTGCAGCTGAAACTCAAGGGCTTATGGAATTTCCTGATGTTGATCGTTGGACCTTTCCAGATGATATGTTACCTACTAAAGATGTCATGGCTTCTTGGGGTGGGATAGCCATACCTTTGGGAGTTGGAGGCGCTGCCCACACTTGGCTTGTTAATAATGCTGAAGCTCAACAGGAATTAGAAACTGAGCTTGTACCAGATGATGAACTAACTGCAGATATAGGTAATATTCTAGATACCTTTGATATTCCTGGCCTCGATTCTCCGGAGGCGAAAGAGAACTTTATACTCAGGAATAAAGACTGGGGATATAGGATAAGTGAGAAAGATAAGAAAAGAAGTAAGGATTTACAAAAGATACATTTATGGCGAACTAAGGAGCTGGGAGGAAATGATCTATAATGCCTATTTATAGTTTTGTGTGTAAAGACTGTGGCATAGAAGATGATGTGCATAGGAAAGTAGATGATCGAGCTAAGCCGGTCGAATGTCGTTGTGGAGCTAAGATGAGCCGAATGCTTGAAAGATTTACTGTAGACACATTTGAGCCTTATTATGACGAGGGCCTTGGAAGCGATGTTTATTCTGCTCGTGATAAAAAAGCTATTATGAATAATTTGGGAGTGGTTGAGGCTGGAGACCAAGTTCATGGAGCTAGGATTTTCGATGAAAAAAGTCCTAACCTTATAAAGAAACAGCCGCCGCAGGGCAAGCGAAAAAAGATGCCTAAGGCCTTTGATGATGCTGTTATAGAAGTATCAGATGCAGATGGACATACCGTTTCTAGGGAACTCTCTGGAAACATAGCAGGGTATGATAATTAACAACTCCATAACATATTGTTACGGAGAAGAGTCGGGCTGGAAGTTAATCTTCCTACTAACTAGCGGGGGATGAAAAATGACTGAAGTAGTTCGGGGCGACACTGGCATGGCAGAAGAAGGCAATATTAATTCTTACCTAGAAGATCAAGCTCAAGAGTTTGGTGAAGATGATCTTGATATTGATGCAGTGTTAGAAGGTACACAAGTGCAGGATTTTGATCAGTCTTCGCGAGAAGGCACTGATACGGTTCTTGCTCGTTTAGATGAATCAGACCCAGCTGCGGCTGAAGCTGTTAGAGGTATGCAGCGCCGCATGAGTCAAAATAATAATGAGTGGCATGAGCTTCGCTCTGAGGTTTTAAATCTCAGGGAACAAATGATCTCGACAAGAGAAGAAAATGCTCAGCAACCTGTAGCTCCGCAAGAGGAAGAACCACTTCCTGAAGGTGTTACAGAACAGAATATGGAAATCTTTAAAGCTATGGCTGATCGTCTCGGGTATCTTCCTAGGGAAGAACTCGTGCAGCGAGAAGAAAATAGAGCGCAAGAACAGAGTGCTGAAAGCGCAGTTAATGCTGACCTCCAAGCAGGGGTTGACATGTATGGAGAGCAGTTTGGCACTATGGATAGTGCAGGTAATTTTACCTTAAATCCATCTATTCAGCGTAGGCTTGATAGCCGAATGCAATCACTTCAAGATCCTTCTAGGGGCGTGACGCCTTTAGATCTGTTTCGTATGGAATTTCCAGAAGCTGGTGGTGCAAGGCGTAGATCAGCTCTTCGAGAGAATAGTCCTAATATTGAAAGTCGTCCTTCACCCAATGTAGTTCGTAGGAGTGGAGCATCTACTCCTGGATCGGGTGTGGATATAAGGGCAGGTGAAGCTAGCCCAGAAGATGTTTTGGATCGTGCGTGGGCTTTGGCGCGGCGGGAATTAACTTAATAATTAAAAGGAAACTATAATGGCTATCGGTGACGGCAGTCCTACTGTAACATGGGGGCCTCTACTATCCTCCACTGTTATGAATTACTTGGACTCGGGGATGCTCCGAGATCAGGTACATAAGCGGAGCCCTTTCTGGTCGTGGCTTCGTGAAGGTAATCGTATTAAACGACTGACTGGTGGCGAGCGTATTAAGCTTCCGGTGATGTATGAAGGTAGTGGAAACTTCAAGCGCTATTCTGGACTTGAAGCCCTTGATCCCACTGGCTACGAAGGAATCACAAATGCCTTTTTCAACTGGAAACAGGCGGCTACGAGTGTTGTGATTTCTGGTCTTGACAAACGCTCAAACCAGGGTGAAAGTCGTATTCGTGACTTGACCAAAGATAAAATCTTCCAGGCTGAGTCGACCTTGGCAGATAACCTGGCCACTGATGCTTATAGCGATGGTACTGCTAATGGCTCCAAGCAAACCACTGGCCTTTCGGCTATGGTTGACAGTACTCCTGCTACCGGCACTTATGGAGATATCAACTCCGCTAATAACAGTGCGTGGCGTAATAATGCTATCACTGGTGTTGGTAATGGCGCGGTGAACTTGCTGCCGAACCTTCGTACGATCTATAATGATTGCACAGAAGTTTCTGGTGTTGAGGGCGAGCCTGATGGTATCTTCACGACTCAGTCGATTGCTGAGACCCTGGAATCTTTGGTTGTTCCTGCTATCCGCTATACCGGTGGTGGCACGAGTGACTTGTCCAGCCGCCCGACTTTCCGTGGCGCTAGCATCAACTTTGAGTCCAAGTGTCAGAGTGGCACAATGTATGTTTTGAACTCTAAGCATATCTTTTCTTTCGTGCATCGTGACGCTGATTTTGCTATGGCTGATGGTGGCTTGCAGAATCCAGTTAACCAAGATGCTTTCATTGCTCCTATCCTTTATCAGGGTAACATGGGTACGAACCTTCGGAATGCCTTAGGCATTCTTACGGGGATCACCTAAAAAGGAGTTTTAGAGATGGCAATCACTGTCACTGCAGGTGATATAGAGTATGATACTGGAGGGGTTGTTCGAGAAGGTAACCGTAATGTAGTGCATGGGCAACTTGGAGCTGATACTACCCTTCGTACTTTTGCTATTACTGGCACGAGTAGTAGACTAGTTTCAGCTCAGCTAACAGTTGCGGATAATACTGGTGATGCCCCTACTACAGTTATGGGTATTATAAATGAGAATGCGTCTAGCACAGCAACTAATGGCACTATTGCAGTAGATGCTGGAGCTGCCACTGATGTGCGTTTTCGTATTGAATATGTCTAAAAAGAAGAAAGGATAGTAACTTATTATGTGGATGCAAACTGTAAATCGTTCAGATACTGAGCGTGTTTGGGTGAACTTCACTAACACTGATGGTCAAACAATCACTGCATACTCTCCAGTTAGCAGAATGTTCTGGACTAATGCCAAGAGTCTTAGTGTTGCTGCTAATGAGGGGAACGCACTTCCTGCCAATGTTAATCCTCCAACTGGTGGGATTGCTAAACAAAACCTTATAGGTGTTGCCTATGAGGATGTTGCTAATGCAGATGTAGGCATCGCCCAGGTATATGGCTACTGTGAAAGTGCTATGATTGCACCTCTTGCAGGTGCTGTAACTGTCAGAGTTGGTGAGCCTATGGTTCCTGACGCTACTACTGTCGGGTTTAATAGTGTAGGAGCGGCATTAGCTAAAGCTGTAGTAATTGCTCTTGATACTATCGGTGGTGGTGTTGCAGGTAATAATGCAACTCCTTGGGAGACTAGTAATGCTTCTCCTTTGAGTGCGAATATTTCTGGAGCGCAAGGTTTTGCTAACCATGTGTTTATTCGCTGCATGTAAAACTCTGTAACAATATGTTATAGAGATGTGGGGGAGGGTCACTGCCTCCTTGGGTTAAGATCCTCCTCCACAATATTTAAAAGGGGTTGGAAATGTTTGGATTGCTTAAACCTTATGATGGAAGAAATACTAAAGATAAATTAGTTAGATGCTCGTGTGGTAGAGTTTTATGGTTGACAAGCTCATCTAAAGTTATTATGAGACATCATGAAGGGCATCAGTTTAAAGTTTTAGAAACTGGAACTATGTGGGAATTTTTTAAAATGAAGACAGGGCTTATTCGAAATAGGACTTTAAGTGAGTGGCTTAGAGACTTAATGGATAGAAGGGACAGTTAATGAGATTAGTACTAGGTATGCCTTGGTATACAGGGCCAGATGACAATACATTTCCTGCTTACTTTGACATGATGATGTACTTTGGTGCATTAAGAGAAAGAAGTTTGTGGGTAAGTAAATTAAATGATGTTGAGGCAGAAAAGTTACTAGAAAAACTTCCTAGTTTAGATGAAACTGGCTACGAAAAAAGATTAGCTGATCCTACTTTAGATGAGTGGAGAAGCCTAGGAAAGTTAGAAATTATACTAGTAAATCATAGTAGAACTTCTTTAGTTGGTCTTGCTAGGGAGCTTATAGTTGATACTGCAGTTAGTGCAGAAGCTGATTATCTCTTTTGGTGGGACGATGATATGCTTTTTGAAAAAGACGCGTTTCTCCGTTTGTGGAGGCATCAAAAACCTGTAGTTAGTGCTTTAGCTTTTACAGCTAGAAAACCTACTTATCCTGTTATTTTTCGGCTAACAGAAAAGTGGGATAATGTTAATAACGCTAAAGTAGTAGAAAAGAATGAACTGGTGTTAGACTATCCTAGAAATCAGCTAATTGGAAATGATGATATAGGAGGAGAGTTAGCTTTAGGGGCTGCTGTATGCCTATATGATATGGCACTATTTAAAGAAGTTCCAAAACCTTGGTTTATGAGTACTGGATGTGGAGAAGATTACTTTTTTAGCTACCGATGTAAAGAATTTGGTATACAACGCTATATGGACACTAGCGTAAAGACTCAGCATCTTAAGCATGCTCCTGAATGGTCTGGAGAAGATTCTTATTGGATGGATAGAGAAACTAATCATGAAGATTACCAAAAAGAATTCGGAGAGCAAATTAAAAAAGTAATTAATGGAAAAGTTATTAAGAGTATGGAAGAGGCTATAGTATGAAAGAATTACTTACTGTAGTTATCCCTACTTGGAATAATCCACAAATGTTAAAAGCTTGTCTTGAGTCTTTATTTCAGAACACTCAGTATCCTTTAAAAGTTATAGTAATTGATAATGGGTGTAAAGGTGAAGTTAAAAATTCTTTAGATGAGTCTTCCAGTGCTTTAATAGATGTAATAGAGCCAGAAGAAAATTTGGGTTGGATGAGAGCCCACGAATTAGCATTAGAGTCTTGCGCTACTCCTTATTATTGTATGCTGAATGATGATGTTGTTTTTATTCCTGGGCAAACAGATTTCTGGAGAAAACTAACAAATCATCTACAAGGAGATATTGCAGCAGCTGGGCCTGGTAGTAACTTTGTAGCCGGAGCTCAAAATGTTTTAAGAGTTGATATTCCGCCTATTTGTGATAGTACTTTATTAATAGGCTTTTGTATGGTACTTAAAACAGATATCTTTAAAGAAATAGGAGGGCCTGATTCAGCTCTTCCTGGAGGAGATGACTTAGATATAAGTATTAGATTAAGAAAAGCGGGTTATGCTCTTAGAATAGATAGAACTGCTTACTTGCATCATATAGGTCAGCAAACTGGAACTAGAATACATGGTTCAAACTGGGATTCAGAGTGGTCGCAAGAAGTTACTAATAACGCTTTAATGGCTAAGCATGGAGCATCTGACTGGCACGATTGTATATTAGCTTTTTGGAGTTACCCCAAAGAGTGGGAAATAGACTCTCATATGGCCAGTGAAGATAATTGGTATAGCGAGCATTTAGCATCTTTTAATGGCAGTCCTGGCCTTAATATAGGATGTGGCAGTAAAAAATTAGAAGGATCTGTAGGAGTAGATATTAGAAGTTTTGGAGAAAAAGGTGTTGGGGGAGAGTTACATAAAGAAGCTGTTACTGATATACAGTCTGATGCTCATAGTATACCATTGGAGGCTAACAGTCAACACTATATAGTGGCTGCTCATATATTAGAGCACCTTATAGATCCTATTAAAGCGTTACAGGAATGGAAAAGACTTTTAATAAATGAAGGTAAACTTCTTATAACTGTTCCTGATTATGATATAGAAAATACTATGCTAGTAGATTATACACATTTACATGCTTATACTGAAGAAAGTTTAAAAAATATTATAGAATCTTCTGGTTTTTCTATTTCTCATTGTGAAAGAAATGTATTGTCATCTATAAGAATTATAGCAATAAATAAGAAAGAGGAGGTTTTATAATGAAAGTTACTGGATTTAAAAGACCTGCTCTTTTGTATAATGCAGAGATGAGAAATAACGGAACAGCAAGAAGAGTTACAGAAACTTTGTATCGTTTAGGATATAAAGATTCTGGAATGGAAAGATATAATAGACCTTGGTACTCTACTCCAGATTTTTCTAAGCATGATTTTTGGCTATTTATAGATGATGGCAGAGATGATATTCCAATGCCAGATCTTCCTAGCCCTAATGCTTGCTGGCTTGTAGATACACATCTTGGCTATGATACTAGGTTAAAGTGGGCTATGCACTTTGATCATGTTTTCCTTTGCCAGAAAAATGATGTTGCAAGAATGAAATTAGAAGGTATTCAAAATGTACATTGGCTGCCTCTTGCTTGTATGCCTAACCTAGATCCTAGTTACGGAGAGATGCAAAACTCTAAACCAGACTTACCTAAAGATTTCTTTTCTCCTTTTGGTTTACAAAAATTACATGATGTAGCTTTTGTTGGTCATATGGGGTCTCTTCAATATGCAGGATTTGATGAAGGTGAGTATAATAATAGAATAAAATACTTAGACGTAGTATTTAAAAACTTTCCTAATAGCTGGTATGCACATAGTGTGTTCTTTGAGCAGGCAGCGCTAAGATATGCAAGAGCTAGAGTTGGGTTTAATGTATCTATTAGAGATGACCTCAACATGAGGTTCTTTGAAGTTATGAGTTATGGTAACTGTCTTGTTACTAACAGAGATGTAGTTGGATGGGAGGAGTTAGGATTTGAAGAAGATAAACATTTCCTTGGTTATAAGGGGGAAGAGGAAATGGTAGAGAAGATTCAATGGGCGTTAGATAACCCTATGGAGCGAGAAAAGATAGCGAAAGCTGGGCATGAGCTGGTAAGAAGCGCTCATACTTATGAGCATAGAATTAACGAGATGTTAAACATAGTGGGAGTATAGATATGGCTCTTAATAGAAATAGTGTTGCGCAGGGTGCAACGGTAACTGCTGATGGTGTTATTGGGACATCTGGAGCAGAAACAGTTATCTGGGCAATCTCTGCTAATGGATTTGATGCAGATATACATGATGGTACAGGAACTGGGGGAACAAAAGTATTTTCTATTGCAGCAGATAATACAGTTTCTTTTCCTCAGGGATTACACTGCGCAAGTGGAGTGTATGCAAATATAACAGGCTCAGGTACTTTGGGAGTCGCTTTTAATCAATAGTAAACTTTAAGAAAAGGAGCTTAGGGCTATGGCAGTTTTACTAGATATAAATAAAGAAGTTAAAGTAGAAGAGCGTGACTTGGAGAAGGGTATACCTCTTCAATTAACGCCAGAGCAAAAAAGCGAAGTTGTCATGACTAAGTACATCAGTACTAATAACTTAGTTGCAGATTTTCAACCTGAAGGCGAGTGGGTACGCCAGGTAACTGCGGATGTAGGTGGAGGCAACAGACGTGAAAGGTTGCTAGCTACCACTGAAGGAGAGCCTAGGGGACTTCAAATAGATGATGGTATTTATGTTACTCTAGTTGGAACTATGGACGATATGGTTGGTATTCTTCCTGGGCGTCCTCCTATGAGTGATGTTGAAGTTGATGCGTACTCAGATCAGACTGGCGAGAGTGTCCCTATGTATCAATGCTGGAACTTTAGGGTTCGTGAAGCTTGCGTTACAAATGGTCCAGAAGCTCGTGCTAATTTGGCTCGTAGTGAAGACCAAAAGCGGGCATCTAATCAAGCTGATATGTATGAAGCGTTTAAAGAAATGTACCAAGCAGGTAGCGAACAACAAGCTGAGTTATTTGGGCAGATGATGTCTTTTCTTAAAAAAGATAATTCAGATGATTCTACTCCAAGTATGGAGCAAGTAATTAACGCGGCCAAGGGTGCCGGTAAGGAGAAATAGTATGTCCACTTTCCGAGAAATCTTAACTGATATTCTCGCTTATTCTGGACAATCTAAAGGAGGGTCATTTGAGGCTCTTGTCAAGGATCAAGTAAACTTTGCTTATCGTAGAGTTCTTGACAGTGGCAAGGTGCCTCATGAGCATAGGGAATTTTCGCTTACTTCAGTTGCTTCAACTAGTAAATATGGACTTCCGCTTTATGTAAGGAAGGTACTTAATATAGAAGATCCTACTACGCCACGCTTTGTATTTATGAATACGGCTAGAGATTTCGATAAGAGAAATCCAGGATCTACAGATAGCTCTACTCCAGCGAGTGCTTATCCTTTTGGAGTTCGTGGAGTGCAGAAGTATCCTGCTAGTGATGGAACTCTTGCATTTACTAGTGACAGCACTGCGGATGCAGGAAGCAATTTTAAAGTTAGAATTACTGGATTTAATACTAGTGGCGTTTTGGTAACTGAATTAGTAACTATGAATGGGACTAACTCAGTTACAAGTACCACTAGTTGGGACTCAGATCTTGGTATTGAAAGAGTTACAAAAGTTACTGCTACAGGGTATACGTTTACTGGTAATGTGACAGTTAAAGATGATGATGCTAACACTATTGCTGTAATACCTGTCTGGTGGGATTCTCCAGATTACCAGTGGATTGAGTTCGATCCAATTCCAGCAGCTGCTATAACTTATAATATTCGTTGTGAAATGCGTAAGCCTCCTCTTGTTAATGATAGTGACTGGCCTGAGTTTAATCAGGACTTTCATGATCTTCTTATCTGGGGAGTGACAGCGGACTTGTTACCGACTCTTGGAAAGTCTGGAGTTGCTGATAGACACCGAGCGACTTTTGAATCTAGGATGAGTGAGTTCACTGGAGATAATAATTCTCAGCCGGCATCACTTTATGTTTTTGGTAACGTGCAGAATAGAGTCCAAATGAGGAACAGGCCTTTGGCTCCTTATATCCAAGGCGTAGACGTAGGATTGGCTAGCTAATGACTGAAGTATTTAGAGTTGCACCAGAAGCTACAACTACAGGGATATTTATGATTAAGGGGCAGAGATCTAGATGGAAATACCCTAATCCTAATTTATCTCCTGAGTATTGTGAAGTTTTAACTAATGTAAATGTTTCGGAAGAGGGTGTAGCTAAAAGTCGTTTCGGATATGTTAAGTATAATGATGCTGTTTTGACAGGTGGTGAAATGCCTACAGGGTTGTGGCAAGGTACTTTTGCTGATGGGAATACTAGGCAAGTAGTAATAACTCCAGATAAAGCATATGTAGATCCAGGTGGATCAGCGTCTAGGACTGATATAACTGGAAGTGACTTTACTGGAACTAACGAAGACCGTTTTGAGTTTATACATATTAAAGATAAATTAGTAATGAACAATGCTGTAGACCAAGTTCGTACATGGACTGGTTCGACTAGTTCTAATACTACTGATCTTACAGGTATGCCTTGGACTAAGTGCAAAGGAATATTTACTCATAAGAACCTTATGCTAGCCTGGGGAACTACTGAAAGTGGGACTTATTATCCTACTCGAGTTCGCTGGTGTGATATTAATAGACGAACTTATGAGGTTGATATAGGAACTTGGAGGGCTGATAATAGATATGAGATCTATGATGGAGGTCCTAAGATTGTAGCAGCGTGTGATAACTGGGGAACAGCTCTTATATTTAAAGAGGATGGTCTTTATCCTGGGGAGATAGTATATGATCAGTTAGGGCATTTTGATTTTCAATTAGGTCAACCAAGACGTGGATTTACTCCTATATCTAAGAGTCTTGTAGTTCGCCCTGAGTTTGTAGCTGG